CAATAGTGAATTTTCTATTAAATGCATTTTGAATTAAGGTTGCAAGATCATTGATATCTAATTCGTTTATTTCGATTGATGCGTTATTTGGAATATTGTTACCATCTGACAATATATTGTCCTCCTTTCCTGTTTGATTATTATTTAATTTATTTATATCAAGATCATTTTGTTTAGAATTGATCTCGAAAACTATTGAGTTTTTATCGGAAGGTTCGGTCAAATAAAGAATTGCTAATCCAGTCATATCAAATCGTATCGGAACTCTGCCATCTAAAGGACTTCCGTCTTCATTTGCAGACCCATTTAAATAACCAATTTTCTTATCTTTTCCTTTACCATTTATTTCAATGGAACCATAAACTTTATTGGTAGATATTTCTTCTTTCAACCACTTTACGAATAAAGGATATCTTTGACTATATAAAAACCCTTCGGTCATAAGAAGTTTTTTTGTAACTCCATCAATCTCAACATCTTCAATATAGCATTCTTGAACTGAACCTACTGATACTCCATCAAATTCAGCAAGCCCGTCAATATTGAAAGACATGGTTCCGTGATCGCTAGGAATTTGATTTTCTTCATCAAGCCAAGATACAACATAAGGCATTCCAATAGCAGATTTTATATTTTCGTTAATATATTCTTCTAGCCATGAAATTCCATTCGAGTTGTAAAATGAATTATCTGGGACGATTTCTAAAGCTGACATGCGGATTTTTACTCTTCCTGCAACATCTTCTTGAGACATTTCACAAATTTCTATGTATGTATTGTTAAGAATAACATTTAGATTATTCACAAAATATTCTCACCTCCTTTCTAAATTTAATCACAATATTATTTTACATTCCTACAATTTTCCCATCTTTAAACATATTGTATGGAACAAATACTACAGATTTAGCAACATTATCTTTTTTGCATATTACAATTTTAAATGTGTGATTCTTGCTCCAGAAGGCAATGTCAAAACTCCACCATTTTCTTCGTTAATTTTTATAAAATGGTCTTTTATATTATTTATTAAAGTCTCTTGTTGACCTTTGTTTAGACTACAAGACCCAACTTTTTCTCCTTCGGGTAAATTAATAATAATTAAATTTCCTTTGTAATCTAGTTTTATGGTTTCTTTGTCATTTGTCATGTATTTATCCCCTTATTATTTATTTATTTTGTAAATGGTTATTAAAATATTCGTCCAATATTTCTTCTATATTATCAAAATCCCAATACCATATTTCGAGAAAATTAATATTATTGTCTTCCGCATATTCTTTTTTACGTTTATCATGTTCTTTTTGAGTCTTTAAATTCTTTTTGGAATACTCTCCTGAACTACCATCGTGAAATTGTCCTTGATACTCTACGAGCAAATTATATTTAGGTAAATAAAAATCATAAGATAGTTTACCGCCACCAAGTCCTAATAAATCATCAAATTCTTTTTGTGGAATGTAATATACATTTCTTAAATCAAAAACTCTTTTACATTCTTTTTCTCCTTTTGATTTATTACAAAGAGGACATCTGATACCAGTATAAAATTTACTACACGCAATCTTATAATCATCATGATTCTCTTCTTTGTTAATACATTTTATATAAACATAAGTTCTACTACTTTTATTAATGTTCCAAGGTGAAGTTATATTTATAATAGACCAATATTCATTTAATGTATTTTCGCCATATAGATCAATTAAATGTTGTGCAAAAGAATTACATGCTTTGCATTTTATAGACCCTTCTTGACCATTTGCAAAACTATTAATAAATTTCAATTCGCTTTTATGTAATCCTCTTGGGCATTTAAAATAAGCTTTCTTATGGGTAGAAAAACAAATATCATCAGGTTTAAAATTATTTAGTTCATAATCCCATCTATCTAATATATCTTGACGATTATTGTTAATACACCACTGTTTAAATGATATACTATTTTTTAATTTAGTTTTAACTCCATTACTTATTCTTTCATTGGTGGCACATTTTCTACAATAGTATCTACCATAATTTACTATAGAATTATAATAATCGCTATAAACAATATTTTTTACGTCTTTACTTTTACAGTCCACACAATCACACATAACCTGTATTTTTTTAGTATTACCAGGAGTTAAATCTTCTACTTTTATTTCAAAATATTCCTTATATTTTGTAAAACAATAACCTTTATCTTCATATGTTTTTCTATTGTTTCCAGTCCATTGCATGGAAATAGTTTTTGTAATTATCACTTTATCATTCCTTTCCAATGAAAATCCTTTCTTAAATTTAAACAAATAAAAGAAGACTAGTGAAAGGTACTAGTCTTGTCGGTTGGATTATAAGCCCAACCTATCTTTTATTAAAATTGTCTATTATTTTGTGGATGGTTTTACTTGATTGTTGCTATTCGTTGTCCTCGTAACCATTCCATTTGGAGACAAATCTTTGGTTTTTTTTTGTGGAGCACCACCTTTAACATCACTAGAACTCATTGTGTTTGCCGACTGATGGACTGGGTACTTCTCCTCATACCCTTCTTCAATTTCCTCATCTAGGCAACTAAAGTAACTATTGACATCGATTCCAGCACAAGCTACTAGATATCTCCGACTACCCCCTATTAACGTATATAATTGAGACACTTTCTCAAACATATCATCCTTATTTAACCAAGAAATAGGCAAATAGCTAATATCAATATAATCCATCGGTTTAATACCCAATAACCCATTTAAGACTCTAGTATATTCTATAGCTATTTCATTAACTGTTTGAAATATTTGAGATGATACTAAATCAATATTAACTTGTAAATTTGCATAACTTGATCCTGAGCCACTCTCGGCATTTAACGCGCTACTTGCAAATCCTAAGCTTGTAGATATTTTTTTAATATTTTCACTACTCAATGTATCCTTAATTAAAGAAGAATCTTTACTCAATCTGCCAATTTCTGTTTTTGGTGCGAGAGAGAGAGTTGAGATTTTATTATTTTCTCCACTTCCACTTGTATTTACTTTTACAGCACCCTTAAATGCCTCAATAACTTCTGTTTGTTGTTTTGAATTTAATGAGCAAGATCCAGATTTTTCTCCTTCTGGTAGAATCAAATAGTAAATACTACTTGCTAATTCACTAACCAATTGATATTGACTATCATCATAATCACTACTTGCTTTCATATCAGTAAACGCAGATAATCCGTAGGGACGACCATAACATTCATTTTCACTAGCTCTAAATTTTAAAGCAATAGTTTTACTATAATCTAATACAAACCATCTTTTACTAGCGTCTTTCTTATAACTCATATAAGCTTTCATGAAATCCTTGGGATAATTTTTAATTTCATTTACCAAACCACCATATTTAAATTGATCAAAGTACATCATATCAAATACAGTAATTGAAGCATTATTTTGGAATCCAATTATTTTACAATAATCTAAATCTAAAGGTTGAATCATAAAATTATCATCTAATGATAAGCCTTCAATTCTATCAATTGACTCTACAGTCATTGAACCAGTATCTATATTTTTATTATTTGCTGTTGTATTACGTAAGATGCCTATGTATACACCATAAATATATAAACTTCGCAATATATCTCTTGTTGATCTTTCGTGATTCAATAATTTTAAAAACAGATTAAATTTTTTCTTTTTTTCTTTTAATTCTGGTGTTTTATTTCTCATAGTAGTTATATATGCTAATGTAGGTATAGCCACAGAATAATCTATCACTTGCGAATAAATTCCCTGAGAATTATAAGCTTGTTCAGATATAGTTCTCAATATTTCATTATAAATCATTGGGTATTTTACATATTGTTTTAAATCACTCATAGGTATATTATCAGTATCTAATCTTCCTGTGGATAATGAATATGAATTATAGGATAAAGAGTTTAATTCAATTTCATTTGATGTTGAGAATTGGGGGAATGGGTCAGAGGGGAGACCTATGTTTATTTCTGTTTGAGTTTGAGGGTTTTTAATTTTTGTCAAGAGAGGTTATTCCTCCTTTCTTTAAGGGATTTGTTTGATATTATATTATTATGAGTATGAGAATACAAAATCATGATCTGAATCATCTATGTTGATTATGTCGCCTCTTCTTTTCTCATATAAATAATGAGCTAAAAGCAACAATGTATAAAATTTATCATCATACATAATTCTTTCCTTATCTTTTGGCAATATATATCTTACACTTGTTTTTTCGGCATTAGAAATCCTATGAATATTAATAGTCTCAGTTTTCATTATATCAATATTAATTAATGCTAATTCCTCTTCAAATGAAAGATTATAATTTTTTAAATTCCTTTCACTTCCATCATCAGACGCTAATGTTACAAATCCTTTACCAGAATATTCATATGGAAATTTAATCAAATCTAATTGTAATAACTCCTGTAATTCTTCACACATTTTATTTCTATATTTATTAGGAGATATTAGTGCTAACTTATCCCATGCATTAGGATAGTTATAAATTTCAGTTTCATAAATATCAGAAACTTTATCAATAAATCCTTTATGCTTTATACCTTTATCGTCAAACCAGTCATCTAATAAATTATCTGCATAAGCTGAAACTCCAGCTCCTCCTGCTCCCGCATCAATCAAAAATGCTTCAATATTTTCATAATCAGGATTATTACCATTATAATCTAGTATTGTTTGCTTTAAGAATTTAATTTGGTCAGGTGTTTTCATTTTAATCTTTCTTTTGCTTGCTAAATCAATCATGTTTGTACAATTTATAATTTTTCCATAGTATCCAATATTATCATCTTTTAAGATTTGCATCACAGAAACAATACTTCCATCTCCTGCTCTTGCAGGGTCAAAAGCAATTGCGAATTTTTCTTTTCCAGTTTCATTTGAAAACTTTGGTAAAGA